AGTTGGGGAACCACCACCAGCAGCACTACCATAAGATCCTAGACTAGCAGAAACCTGTGATTGAATATCACTAGTAGTACCAGTAATACTGAATACTACTTCTGCACCAGCACCACCTCCACCACCAGATTTCTCAATAGTATTTCCTGTGTAGAATACTCTAAACCTAACAGATCCACCTGCTGAAGTTCCTTCATAACTGTTGGTAGGAACATTTGTCAAGAACTGACTGTTAGCAGCAGAACGACCAGCATATCCTCCATCACCAGATCCTGTATTTACGTGACCAGCACCAGCTTGTCCACCAGCACCACCATCTCCAGTTCCACCACCACCGAAGCCGCCACCTCCTCCTCCACCGCCTCCAGCGGTGCATCCTGACTCTCCACCATTCTGACTATTACTAAATCCAGAAGGTGCAATAGCAGTTGCTATATAATTACTATTCTGAGGATCTCTACCATTTCCACCATTCCAGCAAAGATCAATCCATCCAGCACCATTATCTCCACCACCGCCAGCACCAGCACCACCGCCTCCACCAGCTCCAAGCAACCAACTTGCACCAGGTATTTTTATTCCAGTAGCACCACCACCAGCACCAGCTGAAGATCCATTACCCCAAGCACCTCTACCACCTCTACCACCTTTTGATCCACCAGCACCTGATCCTCCAACTGTTGCTGCTTCAGTAGAAACTCCAGTATATTGGTTCTTTCCGTCTCCTCCTTCTCCTCCTATCGTCCACTCAAAATTAGTAGCAAATTGAGGTGTAGGATTATTACCATTTGAACTACCAGTAATACCAGTTATCTTTCTACCCTTACCACGATCACCACCATATCCATCATAGGTAGATCCAGGAGTAGGGCAATTTCCTTGTAAATTCTTAGCACCATGACCACCAGCACCACCAATTGCTTCTATCTCAATATAATCAATAGAAGATTGTGCTGGTATTCTATTATCAGCAGATGCATTATAAGATCCATTAGAAGTATAAGACCCAGATGCAGGTTGATAGAAATTTCCTGAAGCTGGTGTTGTAGCATAACTACCTTGTCCTCCACCACCATCTGTGGCATCATCAGGTGTTCCACCTATACCACCAGCAGGAGTTGATTCGTCATTTGCTCCACCAGATGCACCACCATTACCCTGTGCATTTGTACTAAATGTAACACGATCATCATTTAACAATGCACTAGGATTTCCATCTGTTGATGTGATTGTAACTACACCACCTGATCCACCAGCACCACCAGAATCTCCTTTTGTTCCTCCTCTACCACCCTGAAGGGTAACTGTATAGGTAACAGGAGAACCACCTACATTTAATGTAAAGTTAACAGAAGCATTTCCACCATTTCCACCATTATTTGCTGACGTTCCACCACCTCCACCTGGTGCTCTCATTACAAAGAAATATCCTCTTACATCATCAGAAGAATTAAAACTTTGGGTAAAACTATTTGCTGATGTTAATGTTTGAGTCCACAATGGATCTCCATATTGATCAGGATCAGTAGAGAATATTGGTTTACCACCTATAACTACTGGTAAAGCATCAACAGACCATACATTAGGGGAAGGAGTATTTGTTTGATCCTGAAAATATCCTGCTGCTTCTCTTATAACAGTATTAGAAGATGCAGCTGTACCTGAAGCAGGTGCAGATGTTGGAGTATATGATATCCTCTGAGCATTCCAATTATCAGATATTACTTGGAATGTTCCATTATATTTTGCCGCTTCTCCCGTAAAACCAGCACCTGAAACTACAACCCAATCACCAACAACCAATCCATGCTCTGTTGTTGTAGTAATAGTTACTGTAGTACCATCACTAGTAACCGTATCAGTTGGAACATTTGGTGGTTCAGTAATAGCATACTCATAACATCCACTACCATCTTGCTTCAATTCTGTCTCTGTTCCACCAATGGTCATCTTAACATCATATAATCTTGCATATCCAGTTCCAGATCCTGCAAGAGGAGTTCCTTGAGTTACAAAATAAAGATTGTTTATTGTAGTAGCAGAACCATTATGAATTGTTACTGTTTGCCTACTACCACTGCCAGTACCCGAAGTAACAAGATTGCCTGTGTTATATCCAACATGTGCAGCACCATCATATCCAACAACAATCTTAGTAACATTAGCTATAGGAGTACCAAATGTTAACATACTCCAGTTAGCATTGGACTCCATTGTCATATCACAATAAGTACTAGCAGCACCATCAAAAGCATGTATTACTGGATGGAGTGCATTCAATTCTGGTAATGCATTATTACCTTGATCAGAATACGTTGGTAAATTAGAATTTCCAAATACTGTTGATAGTGATCCTCCAGAAAATTTCTGTTGTCTATCACCAACACCAGCACTATTACCATAAGTTGTCATAGCAGAGTTAACTGGTCTAGAATCAAGCAATCCATGAGAGTGACCTAATGCTTCACCATCGCTAGTTGCTGGTTCAAAATCAAGAATAGCACCTTTTACATTACTATATCCAGTACTAAAACGATCCATACCACCCATTGAAGCAGGATATGTTTCATCTCTAGAACTGTGTAATAACTGGTGATCATGTTCTGGTGGTCTATTGAAGAAATAATCCTCCATTGGACCAATGGTAATCTTCTTTGATCCTGTAAGATATGCTTGTATTTGTGTATTAACACTAGAATATCCACTGGTAACTACATCACTAATAGTAAAAAATTCTGCTGGATCATCAATAGTAGTTGTTGGTAAAATCCACTTACCACCAATACCACCAACTGTAGCAGAAGACCTAGCTTCTACTAATGGTGTACCAGCACCAGCGACACCCTCACCCATACCAATTAACTTTCTCTCTCTATAATCAGGTATTTTAAACTTACCTAATAACTGAGGATAATCTGAACCATTATATACCTTTCTAACTCTAACCTTTGGATGTCCACTTATTACATTCTGAGTATTAGTAACTGTCAGTCTTGCATCCGAATTACCACCAGTAACAGTAATAATATTTCCCACTGCATATCCACTACCAGGATTATTAACAGCGATTGCCGTTATTGCTCCACTTGTTACTGTAGTATCAACAGTCAATCCTGTTCCACCACCAGTTGTAGCAACTCCAGTAGCAGAAGTATATCCAGTTCCTGCAACACCGATGGTCATACCAATAGGAGATTTCCTGACTCCACCACCAGTCTCAGTATATGCACCAAATGATGTCCAATCTTGATTAAATGTTGTACTAGATACTCCTCCAGCAAGTCCTTTTACAGTAACACTATCCTCATAATGTGGACTAGATTCTAATGGTTCTGGTCTAGCATCAATGAGACGAAACTCACCATCAATTCTTACAGCAGCCCATCCAGCATTATTAGCAGCATTATCATATCTTACTGCTTCTAACTTATGTAATGTTCCTGTTGGTCGTGATCCATCACCCCCTTGTGTAGTCTGTGCTATAGTAGTCCAACCAGTACCATGATTTACCCATGCTCCTTGCGTACTAGCATCAGACCACACCCTTGACTTAGTATTACCATTACCAGATGGATCATATATTTCTACTTTAAAGTTGTATGATATATCAGTTGGTGGATCAAATACTAAACCACCTGCTCCTGCTGCTCTACCTGCTGTGATATCCTCATCAAATCCAAGTGTCTTATCAATTGGGCTACCACTTGATGCTGTTAAGAAATTACTCCAAGTTATATTACCTGTATTGTTTATTGGTGCAGCAGTACTAGAAGTACCTGCTGTGAAATCTAAATGTGCAATACATGCTTGACCATTACTAAGTCTAGCAATAACATTGAACCTGTAGATATTCTTCGTATTAGTATCTGGTTGTGGTCCAGAATACCCAGTAGTTGTTACCCATTCATTAGGTGAAGAAGCAAGAGGTCTAGGAGTTGCAGCTCTATCAACAGTATTCTTTATAATAGTTGCACCTGCTGGTAATGATGCTACATTAGCATTAATGCTTGTAGTTGTAGCAGGAATATTTGTTATATGCCATTGAATCTGATTAGCATTGGACATATCCTGAAGATATATCTCCCATGTATCAATACTAACAGCAGTTGGTAGTCCAGTTAAACCACTCCAAGATAATTGAGGAGACCAGTTCTTAGCATCTGTATACTCATCATATCCAGTTGTATTAAAACTAGTAGGATCATTCTTTGGAACAGTACCATAATATTCTATCGGAAGAATAGGATATGTATCTTGTGTTTGAATTAGAGTACTAGAACTGATAGACCAATTAACATCAACAGTCTCAGTTGCAGTACCAACTATGAATCTATGTACTGTAGTATCTTGTCCAGATGTTTTTAAACTTTGATAACTGCTATTAAATTCCAATACCTTAGGACTATCAGCAGTAAATATCCCTCCACCTGGCATTGCACCCATGCCACCAACAAATGTTACCTCACAATTATTTGGTAATGCACGTGATTTATATGTTAATCCTGATCCAGGCGGTGTATAAGATTTTTGATATACTTCTGCATATAAATTACCACCATCAACAAAAGTTCTGTATAATGATCCAGCAGTACCATTATCAGTAAACAGAATAGAATTATTGTTAACGGGATTAGTTAAACTATTTGCATCAGTGTCATCATTATATGTGTTCTTAATGATATCATATAATGCAGGATAATCATTAATATCATAACTTAATCCATCACAATATAAAAATCCTTTTTGAGTGTAATGTGGTGAATTAATAGATTGACCAGGTGGTGGAGTATATCCAGTTTCTGTTATGGATGTTGTAAACCGATTCGCAAAGGTCGGCACAATAGCTCCAATAGCAGTATAAGATCCCTGCTTATCGGTGTAAAAATTCTCGTAAGTTGATCTATACGTGGCCATCAGATCTTAATCAGGTATTCTGTTATTATGTAAGGCTGTATGTATTTATCTGCCTTAGGACTGGTATTAGTTGTAAAACTAAGATTGGATGTAAGTCCACTATCTGCTCTAGCAGTAGAAGCTCTTGTTACCATCTTATATGTGTGTGGATGTTCATCAGGATCTAAATCCAATCTATGCCTATGCTCACCTGTATTACCAATTCTACCAGTCAATGTAGTTAAATTAGTAACAGCACCGTATCCTTCTTGATATAATGTATCAAGAGGAGCCCAAGGCATATTCTTATCTCCCTGTAGATCAGTTTGTAGAACATTACTACTTGGTCTAGTATCTGTATAAGATAATCCATTATCACCACCCCAACATACACCAAGAACCGTAGCACAATCACAGTCTTGTGTCCAAGTCGGACCTGTCATTGAGTGATCAATATTATTACCAAAATATGTAATAACACCTTCATTACTATCTCCTCTGTTACAGTCACCAGGGTCACCAGTAACAGATAAAGTAACGTTCCAATCAGTTTTATTAAAACTACCTAACTCACTACATGTCGTCTCATCTGGCCATAGACAATAACCAGAAGAAACAAAGTTAGCACAACCACTCCAACATGCACCCCACTGAGTAACAGTAGTAGGACCATAAGTTGCAGATCCACCAACCTGAACTGTACCAGTCTGAGTTCTAAACTGTAAAGCATTAGTAAATGCCCAGTAACATAAAGGTTGAGGTGTATTCCACCACCATTGACATACATTAAGAGTACTCTTAACTCTCTTTGAATTCCTTTGTCTACCAGAAAAATGATTACCATTCACATCTTTCTGCCTAGCTCTTAAAGTTTCACTCCTATGCATATGTGGTTGAAATGCATTCTGAGCAACTTCAGAAGTAAAAGTATAAGATCCTGTCTCTAATGCAAATCTAGGTTCACCTCTCAAATCAGTAGTTTGTGGTGGTATATAGAATGATCCAGTATATGTTATAGTAAAAGGACTTTCAATATTAGCAATAACACTCAGTCCAACACCTGCTTTTAATTCTGTATTATCAGATGCATTAATAACCTCTAAATCATTATATGTACCAATATTTGCAGATGTAGTCGCTCTAATATGTTTACTTCTCAAATCTGGTAACTGAAACTGAGTGGTAGTTAATGCTTGTGTTGATTTTTGATACTTAGATGAATTTCCCACACCTAATACAATAGCAAGAAGAGGATAATCACCAGAAGATAGCACTCTTCCATCACATCTTAAATATCCAGCTGGTAATATTTTCTTATTCATAGAAGAAACAGGATCATTATCTGCAACTTCAACAGGAAAGGATATTATACTTCCTGTAAGGGATCCATGTATTCCTTTTGCTTCATTATAGAAAACTGCCATTAGTATGCCCTCATAATATACATCATCGTTGTAGATGGTGTATTTGGATTAATAGCAACAGTCAAAGCAGTATCCTGAGTAACTGGATTTGATGTTCCTGTAGAAACATCATTAACTAGAAGCGTAGTTGGTATTGAAAGACCGTCACCCATACTTACCTCCATTGCATCATGAGCATGAGATCTTAAATTACCATCTGCCCATCTCTCACTGTCATGATTAAGAGTAGTAGAATAAGTATTACCTGTCATTGGTGGTACATTAGTATTAATAGGTTGACTACCAGTGTAACTCATATCTGCAATATAAGATTGAGGCATTCCAGATCCTCTAAGTGATGTTGGAATATCTAATGAAGCATAAAAATTTCTTTTACCACTATACCTTCCTGGTGGTGGAAATACTCCAACATAAGCATCGGCAGCAACAGCAGCAACACCACTATAATCATCATTATATCCAACAGTGTTATGCAAATTACCAACTGCTCTCGTAGTTGCTGGAGTGCCAGGATATACATCAATATCAGGTAATTTTAAATTTGTATCTGGTTGACCATCATTATTGGTATCTGCTCCAATATTCTTCTGACCATCGGTAAGAACCATAGAGATGCCGCCATCAGTTTGATCGTAGAAAGTGATATATTGTAATCCTGGAGTGAATGTCTGTGCAGCACCAGTACTTGATCTCTGACTGGCTGGGTTTATACTTGAAGTATTTGTTACGCTGTTTGCTCTAACATCTTTACCAGGAACAAACTCCAATAATGGAGACGCTTGAGGAAAAGCACTGTAGAACTGAGAAGCATCAGTTGTATCTATTGCTCTATGTGTATGCCTAGGCATATGATTAGTACCCAACTTCCTTGGTATAACGTATACAGTAGTAAAATATATGGGATCTTCCATTGTAATCCCTGTTATCCTACCAGCAAGATTAGCAGATGCCTCCATTGCAAAAACAAGATCAATAGCAGTAGAATCTTCTGTTGGTGCTTGTGTACCACTAGAACCATTTGGACTGAGGTATGTACCAATAGTCAACAAATTATTATACCTATGATCAGCTGGTACAGGTGGAGTAGCAGTTGGATTTCCTGCTGGATATACTGTCGCATCACTAATCCTAGTTGCCTCAATATCAACTAGAGCAATTTGATTTAAATTTGGAAGATCAAATGTATCAACTGGTTTATTAGGATCATGTCCTGATCTACCTGCTGGTGGATTATATGGGAAACCCTTACCACCATTACTGGTAAATATAATACCAATATTCAAACCTTGTTGTTGTGTTTGATTAGAAGGAAATGGTCCATATACATTGCCAACTGTCCTCGCAAGAAGAGGATAATCAGCAGCATATAATCCTTTCTTAGAAGAATTGCAAACTATCCACCCAGATGGAACACCATCATCTCCAGCACCAGAACCACCAGCCCAAGGCATAATGGTTCCAATAGGTGCTTGCTGAGAAGCTTTGATACGATTGTAACTACCCATTTTTTAAACCTCCTTCAACCACCAACCAGAAACAGATCCTCCAACACTATTTCCTAACGAATCTGTCCCTCCTATGTATACTAGTGTGAGACCTGCGTGAGGTGTTTGGACAATCATTTCTCCAGCATTATATGGAGTAGATCCTGCAAGTCCTAAGGTTGTACCAGAAGAATCACCCTGAACTCTCGTTCCACTACCTTGTGCTCTAATAACAAGTGATGTATTATATGTTAAGTTTCCACCCACATCAATGATGCTAACTGCATCTCCACTAACAGGAGCTGATGGTAGATATACAACAAAAGTATCACCTGTTGATATATTAGCAAAATACTGAACATTTGATTTCAGATACTTATCTTGCTCATCAGCACCAGTTGCAAGATACCTAGCATGACGACCACCGTTGCTATTATAGAAGTTCTCAAGTCCAAACGAATCAATTGAGTTATCATGGTTGACGTTAAAGCTATTAGCACCATTAACACCAAGTTTGTTAACACTAAACTTAGCAGTTGCAGTTGGTGATTGTGATGTATCACCATTAACTGTTAGTGTGCTACCAGCAGTAACATTTCTACCAATATCAACACTAAATGCTACTTCACAACCGAACTGTGCGATAGACTCAGGACATGAAGTTGGGTAAATGGTAAGAGCACCTCTACCAATAATACCAGCTTCAAATGTTATAGTACCAGCATGATTTGCGTGACCATCATCATTAGTTAGACTTAATATCTTAGTACTTCTAACAGAATCATAGATATCAATCTGACCACCTACCATCTCAAGATCCTTATTAATCTTGAGATCACCACGTGTATTTGTAGCAAGACCTTGATGCTTAAACTCATTCATCGTTGTCTGATGAGAAGTTCCAAACAACATTCCAGTTGCAATGAACCACTGATCAGTGAATAGTTGAGTAGATCTAGTATCAACAAACCTGATCAACTGCATGTAATCAAGTTTCTGCTGTGTAATGTAACCCTTCTCAAGAATACAAGAAACATAATCGGTAGTTACACCACTTATAGTTCTCTGTCTTAAAGCAATATCAGTTACATGAGAAGTATTTGCATACTTCATAATCCTGATAACGTGAGCACCATTAACATCATTGATGTCAGATCCAGCAAGATAATCTGTTAATGTTCTAGCAGTTGTTCCTTCTTGTGCTGGAATACATCTAATGATTTTAGCAGCTGAATCTATAGCAGCAACCTTCATTATCTCCATTACTGGAGCAGTTGTTCCAGAAGGAGCACCCCAACCATTAATACTATCACCATATGCATCAAATGCTGACTTCTTAATAACAAGAACCAAATCATCAACAGCATATGCACCCTCACCTGTTCCTAACTGATTAACAGTTAAGTAAACAGATCCAGGAACAGTTCCAGTAGCAGCAACAGCAGTTAAGTGTGCTCTTGGACCTCCAGTATTAAGATACTTAGGATCTACCCAATAAGAGTATGCTCTTATATGATCTTCTATAGCACCGAATGTAGTTACTGAATTAGCAGCAGACTCAGGTGTTGGTAGAATCCTCTCAACATCTATTCTTCTATATTGATTACCTAATTCAAGAACACCTGAACAAGTATCAAGATTCAAGATATTCTGCTCATTACCATCAGTAATATTAAACTCTTCGTTTCTAGTAGCTTTAAAGTTAACAGAAGTTAGAGCAGCTCCATTACCAATTGGTTTAGATAGTTTGATTGAATTTGCGTCAATCTCAACAACCTTTGTATCAGGTGCTACAACTACAGGATGAGTAGAATCAAATGTAGTTAACTTAATAATATCTCCCAACTGTATCTGAGAAATGTCATTAGTTGTTAATCCAGTAAGACTCTGTGTGCCAGAAGTAGCAAGATTAGCTGGGAATGATGCTCTGCTTGTACCAGTATCATAAACCCTTACAGTCTTATCACAACCACCATTAAGATTCAAGGAATTATTAATGGTTGTAGTACCAGTGATAATTGTATCACCAGTTACAGAGTTAACTTCAAATACTGTCTTCTCAGGATTACCACAATCAGTAACTCTAAGTTTCTGTGTTATTTGACTCTGTAAAGCAGCAATCTTAATAACCTCACCTGCACTTGGTGTGGTAGGATCACGATCAACAATCACATAATCATTAGTTGTTAATCCACCACCAAATTCTGCAAGATCTAATAGATCCTGTGGTCCTGTATTGTCAAGTCCAATCTTAGTCCATGTAGAATCAAACTGAACATTAACTTTGTAAACAGGAGTTGTATCTGGATGATTACCAAGAGTATCAGTGAAAGTACCAAATGGTTGCTTCTTAACCTTCAAATAATATGGAGAAGCAGATACACTTGTTAAACCAGTTACCTGGAATATTTCAGGATGTCTAACTGGTGATGTATTAATACCAGTATCAACAATAACATAATCTTGTAACGAGAAGTATGATCCAGGAGCATTTTTAAGTGGTAAGTAATACTCGTCACCACTCAATGCAGGGAAAGATGTATTTGTTGGTGTAGACTGGAATGTAGCAATTGTTCCCCAAACACCAGCACCAGCAGTATCAACCTGATTATAATCTGGATCAGCAATAGTCTTAACTAGTACAGTTACAATATCAATATTCTTATTAGGATTAGTAGCACTATAAGGAGAACTAACACCATCAGCATGTGTTACAATGGTAGATCCTAACTGTCCTCTATCACCAGTGAAACTAAAGGAAACTACACCACCACAGAGTTCTATGTCTCCATTGAACTTAGCAGAAGCAACAACTTCTAAAGAGTTATTGATCTTAGTAGTACCACCTTGACCAGCGATATTAACTTCAGAAGCATTAAGACCAAAGTTAATTACAGAAGGACCACCAGAGTTAGAGAAGAACTCAACCTGACTAGCATTAGATTTAAGATTTACAGTTCTATCAGGTTGAATTGTAGTATCATTATACCTGTAACCAATCCATGCATCACCATCAACACGTAAACTTCTTGTTCCAATATTGGTGTATGAATAATCCTCATTGTTAGCAATATTACCACCAATCTTAACCTGAGACCATTGAGCAGTATTTAATGCTCCATCAGCTGTATCACCCAGAGATACAATACTAGCAGTGCTTGTATCACCAATCTTAATATTCTGTGAAGCAGTTGCTACATTACCAATCTCAATGTTTCTCGCATTACCACCAATCTTAAGACCGTTAGCAGGAGATGCTCCAGATACATTACCAACAAATGTGTTGGTCATGAACAGATTAACTGTACCATCAGTAATGGCAGTTGTTACATCAGCAGCATTAGAACTACCAGCACCACCACCATTGATTGCAACATCACTTTCAAACGTAGCATCACCAGTAACCTTAGCGGTTCCCTTAACAGTTAGAGAATCAGTTGTTTCTGCCAGAGTTGTATTAACACCAACCCTACCACTATTTGTAGTAGAAACTCTGAATGTTGCTGCGTTAGCAGGAGTTCCACTATCACCACCAACTAAGAATGCATTGTCTTGATTAGTTTCTGTCTTAGTTGTGGTAGCCTCACCAGTATAATTAGCAATTGATTTACCACTAATAAATGCAGTACCAACTACATCTAAGTTAGCACGTGGATCTGTTTCAGCAGAAACAAATGCTGTCTCATATGCTGAATGTGCAGAACGTGCTACTGTATTAATACCAAGCTTGTAATTACCTATTGTTTGAGTATCTGTTCTGATAGATTCAGCACCAAGTACACCCAATTCCTTCCATCCAGAAGTAGCAAGTGCGGCAGTCGCAGCAGTAGGTTGAGTAGACCAAATCCACTCAGTACCAGGAGTGATAACTTCAGTTATATTAAACTGGCATGTATCAGAGTTATTAGCAAATCCACTATTAATTAAGTGAACTCCATTAATCTTAGTCTCATTGGTATCCTTGAGTTTAAACTCCATACCAGCAGTAAGACCACCAGCAATAACATTACCATTATTAATACCTGTCTTCCAAGTAATAGTAACAGTAGTACCATTATTAGGACCAGCAGCAAATGCTAGTTTATTAATCTGACCTTCTACATCTACAAAGTTATTAGCAAGAATCCAACCAAGAGAACCACTTGCTTGTGTAGAATCTCCCTTGAGTAAAATATCACCACTTAAAGGAGCTCCAGCACCATTATAATCAACAACCTGAAGTGCATTAAATGTAGCACCCTGATCAGGAGTTATATTAGATGCTATATTACTTGATCCAGCAATATGTGTCTGAATCTTATATCCTTGACCAGAACCATCAGAACCACGTTGGTTAAACTGGAAGATTGCAGATGCAACTCTGTTACCAGCAATAATAATATTACCAAGAGTTTGGCGATTCTTCTGCATTGATGTTGTATCAAGAGTAGAATCATCCTTAGTATTAGATACGTTTGAAGTAACCTTAAGTGATGTTAGAACACCCTTAGTAGGATCACCAAGAGTGGTATCTCTAACAGTTGCAGGAACATTAACTGTTACAGGTGAATTGAATGTGCTTGTCTTATCACTATTCTCACCACCATTAACTGTGATATACTCGTTAAATGTAACAGGAGTATCAAATGTAGTAACAAGGTTACCGATTGCATCATCCTCATCAGCAGAATCAACAAGTGATGCAGATTCTAGGAATTCTTCTTCACCAGTAATAGCATCAATCTTACGGTTGCCAATGTATAGGTCACCATTAGAGTTAAGACCAGTATAGAATACTAAACCACCATTCTGCTTCTTAGACTGTGCATAGAAGTCTTGAATAGAACTGAGTAGTACTTCCTGACGTGCAGGGAAACCAGTTGAGTAGTTACCTGGACCAAAACCAAGGTATTCAAACGTGTGGTTACCAGCTCTTGCTATAGACGGTCTTCGTAACTCAACGTACAATCTCTTCTGTGATACAGTAGTAGCATCACCAGAGATAGGAATTAATCTATCCTCAGAACCAGATGAAGCATTACCACTCTGTGCTCTTAATCTGTTATCAACAGTACTAGAGATCTGAGTATATGTGTTATTCTTCAATGATTCTGTAGAAAGCATGTCAATAACAGATTCCTTAGTTACAGAACCCTTGAAGTCATTAACTGTTACCAAACCATGTACATAGTTATCAGCAGCAGAATATGTTTGTCCAGGGTCAACAGCATTAGCATCAATCTGTTTGAACCATACAGGGTCATTCTTATAGTTTAATGGATATAGTTTGCTAACAGGCTGAGAGAACTTGAAGTTCCTGAAGTTATTCTGGTTACCTGCACCTGTTGGATATGGTGACATGTTACCACGAAGTGCAGTTAGATAGAAGATACCATCTTGCTGATCAAAGATACGCTTCTGAACTTCCTTAACATTAAAGATATAGAATGTGTCATCAATCTCACCACTATCTTCTACAGACTCAACATAGAACTGTACGTTAGCATCATCAGTAATAATATCACCTGGTGTGATAGTATAAACCTTTGCGCCATTTTGACGGTAATAATACTGCGGATATTTTTCTGAGATTAGGTCTTTTAGAACAAGCGATTTCGCATAATCAGGATAAGAAGATAGATCAGCAAATACAGAACCCTGAGTAAATCTAATGTTATCTGTAGCAGAGTACTGAATATCACCACTAACACCCTTAATAATTAAATGCCATGTAGTTGTACTAGGTACATTAATAGCAGCATGAATATAACCAGAACCAGTTGAATTACCTGTCCAAGTTACAGCATTTGCAGTTACATTTGTAGTCGCATTTGCAGTGAAATTACCACCTTGAGGTGCAGTAATCTTAACTGTTGTAAATGTTTCATTCTTAAGACCAACGTTTTCAATACGTGGGTTAATAACAGTTATCTCTGTATAAGTATTACTATTCTCAGTATAGAAATTAGCAGACTCAATAGTCATGTTAACATAAGTGTTAGTCGTGACTATGTTCTTAGCATATTGCTTAGTACCACTAGTATCCTTCTTATAAGGATCATACTGCTTAGTTATATCAAGATTTAAATTAGTATTAGCAAAGTCTGCATCATTATAACCAATAATCTCAGTTGCCTGACCACTATCAGTAGTATTATAGAACTTCGCTTGTGTTACGTTACCAGCTACTGGCTTCAACTTCAATTTCTGTGGAAGAAGTTTTCTTGTCTCGTCCTTCCTCATCTTGATTGTGAATCCATTTAAAGGATCACGAACAGACTTCAGATACTTAGGTATAACATATCTTAAACGGAAGATACGATCATCAGCAGGTCTCTCGTCCTTAACTCTTTCAAACCAAGAGTCATTAGTCTTATTATTACCAGATGCATCACTGTAAGTAGACTCATGGAACCTAGAAAGAATACTCTGAGCATCATAATTTGCTGATCCACTCTCTGATTCATTCTTAACCTGTAGATACCACTTACCATATGCAGTAGGAGTAACTCCTGGATTTAGATAAGTTGGATCATAACGCATTGGTGACTCACGCTTATCTGAGAATACAGAGAAGTCGTATGAACCAGACTGGAAGATAATTGGATTTGTATTTGCTATTGCATCAGCATGTGTCTTATGAACTGTAAAGACCTTGAAGTTCTGATATCTTGCATAGAAGAACTTATTATTAAGTATCTTAGCAGTTCCTGAATCAGCAATATCTGTATCAGATGCCTGTGCAGTACTTACTGTAGGTAAGGATCCACCTTCATTCTTTCTAAAGAATACCTTATGTGCTGTGACGTTAGCATTCTGAACATCAAATATATGTGGGACATCAGTCTTAACACCACCACTAACAGCACCAGCTCCAGTATCAAGTACACACTTATACTGATGTAGATCATACTTATCATCAAGAACGAACTGATAGATATCAATTTCAACATCTGGATGAATAGCATCTACTTCAGCAGAGTGTATGTAGATACCAGCAGCAGCATTCTCTTTGCTACTTGCAAGCATCAACTTAGTTTGATCAGTACCATTAAAGGTTGTTGTACCAGCATAATTTTCTGGTTGTGTTGTTCTACCTGGAGAAATTACATAATACTCAGTATTAGTATCAAATCCATTAGGTAATCTTACATTACGCTTATCAACTTCAACATACTGATTTGTTGATTGATTATAACGTGGTCTTGGAACCAATCTTATAGGTGTTCCAGTCTCTAACTGATGAGGATTTGTTCCTGTTGTACCACTTGGAGTCCAATCTTTAAGTGTAAAGATTGTAGACCTAGATGATAGATTAGAGGAAGCACTGGAAGGTTGTACTCTAGTAACTGTGTTTAAACCAGTCTGAATAATCGTACTGATATTAGCAAAGTACTGACGAACAGCATCACAAGTAGTATTACACTGAGGATATCCTGTATCCTGAGTAATAGTATCATCAGCAAGTGGACTATAAGTAGATGTATAACGTCCAGATACTAATGTAAAGTATATGTAACTGTTAGTTGTTGATGCAGCTGCATTGACAGCATTACCAGTTGACAATCCTGTTGGTGATGTCGTCCTATCAATAGAATTTAATGTTGATGGGGTGGTAATTGCATTTGTTAATATACCAAACAAGGTAGTAACAGTAGAAGCAACATTCTGACACTTACCATTAGAAATA